TTATCTGCAGGAATTATTGCCGCTGCAGGAATTGTTATTGCCGCAGCCGCAGCCGCTGCGATTGTCATTTACGCCGGCACTGCCGGTGAACAGACAGCCTGCCTTGTCGCTCTGCGGCGGGAAAAAGGCGTCGATGGGGAAGTCGAAGCTCGAGAAGATCTCGCACGGGTCCTGCTCACCGCCGACACCGCTGTTCGAGCAGTCGCGCCGCGGCAGACATACGTCGTAAGCGGGCATGAGCAGCTGAATGTCGCGCTCGAGCCGGATGATCGAGAACTGACCGAGGGTTACGAACAGCTGATAGCCATCGTTGCTGAGCACGAGATCGTCACCGCCGAAGCACGAGCAGATTGAACGGGGTACTTCATGCAGCGCGCAGCAGCAATAACTTAAATGTTAGAGGTTTGAGGTATAGCAATTTTGGGGTGGATTGTCAGATGGAGGTCGCTTTTGGCTTTGCCGTAGACACGGACGGTTTTATGGTAGTCTATACGGCGGATTACCTGCTTTAAGAGAAGATTTTGTTCTTTTGGATCTTCCAGTGTGGGGTATACGTCCAGCACATGACGGATGAGTGGCGCGGAGTTCTTCTGCGCTTCAATGTCTGTCTGTTTATTATGGAGTTTGCGCTCGATCTCGTGCTTTGTGTTTAGCAGTGCGGTCTGATCCTGGCTGATTGCGGATTGACGCTGCAGGAAGGTTTCCTTACTGTAAACACCATCTTCGAGCAGTTCATAGGTACGCTGCAGACGGTGGTTTATATCGGTAAGCTGCTTCTCGATATTCTGCAGTGCGATTTCTTCGCTTTTCGTGTCCAGAAGGGCAGGAGAGCTGAGTTCGATCTCGTGAAGAAATTCGCGGAGAGACTGCAGGACAAGGCTTTCCACATCTTCAAACAGACTGGAGACGGTAGAGCAGGACGGATTTTCACAGCCAAACCGGACTTTATCTTCACGGCGGTATGGATGGCGAGACATCAGTTTACCGCATTGGTCGCAGTAGACCAGTCCGGCCAGCGGATTCATCTGCTGGTATTTGCGCGGTACACGCGGCGTAACGGTGTCTTTCATGCGCTGTTGGACGCTGTTCCAGACGTCCCGCGGGATGATCGCTTCGTGTATTCCTTCGTACAGCTCACAGTTTTTATTGACCGGTCGCTTGGTTATCAATTTGCCTTTTTGCACGATTTTTGTGTTGATCTTCATGGCACTGGGGATAAAACCGGCATAGTGCGGGTTCTGCAGGATGGCACGGGTAGTCGCGGGCACCCATTTTTTATCGAGCGGTGTGCGGATCTTCATAGCGTTCAGTTCGTTCGCGATTTCGGAAAAGCCTTTGCCGGAAAGATACATATCGTAGATGGTGCGGATCACACCGGCCTGCGGCTCAACCGGTCGAAGGGACCAGCCGCGGCCGTCCAGTTTGTAGCGTTCATAGCCGTAAGGCGGACGTCCGGGAACGTAGTGGCCTTCTTTCTTGGAGGCTCTTGTTCCGGCCAGCTGACGGCGGCGGATCATGCGGTACTCCTGCCGCGACATGAACAGGCCGAACTCCATCCATTCCTCGTCCGCCTCCTGCGTGGGGTCGTAGGTTTTGGCAGGTGTTACGATGAGCGTGCCTGAAAACTTAAACGCTTGGGCGACGATACCCTGATCTATCGTATCACCACGCGCGAGACGCGAGGTCTCGGTGACGAGGACGCCCTTCCAGCGGCCATCCTCCACCTCGGAGAGAAGTTGCTGCATGACGGGACGGTTCGCGATACGCTCGCCGGAGACGATTTCACGGTAGATCGCGCCGATCGGCAGGGCACGGGACTTGGCAAGCTCCATGAGGATATGCTCGTGCCGGGCGAGGGTATCGCCTTCGCCGTGCGCCTCGGCTTCGAGGTCGGCGCGGGATTTGCGCAGGTACAGGGCGTATTCGGTGGGCATGGAATCACCTCCTTTTTTGAATCAGTTTGTCCAATAGACACAGAAACAGGGCGATAACACCAACCAAAGGAAAGACTAATAAGTCAACATTATCGGAGTTAATCCAGGACTTCTTTTCTGTTTTTTGAGGATAGCTTGATGTGCCCGCAACTTCACTTCTGTCGATTATATCATTATCAGGAGCGGATGGGTCGTCGGACAGACCTGCCCGATAGCCTTCTTCGTAGCCTTCCTGATAGGCGCTGTCATAGGTTTCATCGTAGTTGTCTTCTGCACCGAAGTTATAGCCTTCTTTATAACCTTCTTCGTAACCTTGGTTATAGGCATTGTCGCGGTTGCTCGGATCGCTGGAATATTCGACACCCCATTCAAAACCGCTTGAATAGGCATCCTGTTTTGTTTCAAAGTCGGTTTCAGCCTCCGGACCGTAATCGCCGGGGTCTGTGGCGAATGCTGCGGATGTTAGAAGCAATAGGCAACCGGCGGCGGAAATTATCCGTTTGGTAAGATATTTCATATATTTGCCCTTTATTCATGCCTGCTTTTCCAGATCGGAAAGGTCAGGCATTTTTTTATGCGTTTGTTTTGCCATATACATGGTCTGACGGATATATTCCTGTCCCTGCTCGTTCAGGGAACGGTAGTCGTCGATAAGCTGGGTTTCATCAGCGGTGAGGTCGGAAATCGGTGCGGCAGGTGACGACAGACCGTAATGCGGGTCGGTGATTTCGTCACGGACGAGGTAATCAACGCTGACATTTAAACAATCTGCGAGAGTTTTCAGCGTTGACATTTTCATTTTGTCGTAGCCTTTCGCGTAGAAACCGGTGATTGTCGAGTAGGGGATACCGGAGTATTCCGATAACTGACGGCGGTTTTTGATACCTTTTCTGGTCATGGATTCCTCGATTTTTGATAGGATATTCAGCGGAAACATCTCCTTTCGTTGTTTGCATTATACCATAGAAAAATATCGGTTACAACAGAAAAAACCCTGCGGGGATAATTTTGTATTGACAATTATCCTTGCGGGGTGTATTATAATATCAAATTCACCCCGCAGGGTGAATTTTGGCGTAAAACAAACCGCACATCTGGTTTCGGCAGATGTACGGCTTGGCATGAATCCCGCCCCAACCCCTGCACAAGCATTGTCGCTGGTTTTCCGACTGCTGAGGTCCCGAAACGACCATTCTTTGTGAGGATGAAAGTAGTTTTGTGTCATGCACACTTGCCTGACTAACTTAGCGTCTGGTTTACACGCGGACAGAACAGGGGGGCGTCATAAGAAACTTAGTAAGTTTCTCCATGAACACCACCTCCTCTTTTAATGGGATGATTATAAGTATAAGGCTTGGGGCGGTTTACGTCAATACAATTCTTTCGACTACGCAAGAAAAGGAGCGCTGAAAATGTATCCTAATTTGGAACTTGAGATGTTCAAACGAAACATCACATCAAGACAACTGGCACAAGCCTGCGGAATTAGTGAGTGCGCTATGCGCAACAAACGCAAGGGACGCGCAGAATTTACACTTCCCGAAGTGGAAGTGCTGCTGAATACTTTTACCGGCTGTGAATGGCGGTATCTGTTCGCTCGGGACGCCGAGCAGGCGGAAGGGAAGGGGTGAGGGGATGGACACCGAGAAAAACAAAGAAGCCCCGCGGGACGGGACTTCTTACAGCTTGGCGCCGTATTCCGGCGGGTGGTGTACACCGGAACGAATCCGGAAGCAGGTTCGCAAGGTTATGCAAGCCGAGAGATACAAATGCGTGATGCGCGAATTGATTTCTCGTAATCACGGATGAATTTAGAGCGCTTTTCGGTTTTGAGCATTTCGTCATAGAACGAGATAAGGCGTTTGAGAGAAACAACGATGAACGCTCTATCCTCGTCAGACAGAAACAGACCGGTTTCGGGCTCGGACTGGAATGCACAGACTTTTTGCAAAAGCGCTTCCGCTTGCTTTTGCTCCTCAGACAATGGGTTTGAAATATTGTTTGAAAGCATCAGCGCAAAGGTTTCTGCATCGAGCGGTTCGGCTTGATATTCCAGCGCTTCCCGCATAATGGCTGCATCCTGCGGACGCAACATTTTAGGCATGAGAAATACCTCCTTTCTGCTTTCAGTATAGCAGATAAGGAAAACGAAAACAACGCCGAGCAGGCGGACGGGAAGGGGTGAGGGACGTTAGATGGTTTTTTACGAAAAGATTTCCGACTACATTAAACAGAATGGCATTAAGCAGACTTTTATCGCTGACAAGTGCGGCTGGACTAAACAGAAGCTCTACAACTTATTACACGGTAGAAACCGTATATCGGTGGAGGACTATGAGGCAATCTGCGAAGCACTGAGCGTGCCTTTCGATTTCTTTTGTGAGGATAAGACAAACCCCGCCAGCAGCAGCTGACGGGGGTTGCGGGAAATTAGTTTGCTGCCGCGATGAGTGCATCTGAAATAGACTTTGCGAGTTCGTTTAGCGCACTGGTGTTAGGAACACAGAGCCAGCCGAGCAGCGGAAGGGAAGGACACACCATGAAGTACGAAGTTTGGGTTTTGACCGAAAAAGGTCATATTGCGTACCAGTGGACGCAATATTTTTGCGATAGCCGAGAGGTTGCGCTGCAGAAGGTCGAGGAGTGGCTCGGCAAGGCAGAAAAGATCGAGGTGAAACCTGTATGAAACCATTCAACGAATACCTCGCCATGACGGCAGAACAGATCATGGCTGACCCGGAAGCGCCGGAGAGCCTGCGGATCGCTGCCCGCATTGAGCTTGAGAAAGCACAAAAGTTCAATTTAGAGGCAGAGGCGGCACGGACGGCAACAGACAAGCCGGCCTGAGCATATGCTTTAGAAAGGGGTGGTTACGGTGGCAATCGTGGCTGAATATCATTATCCGAACGGTACGGTCTACATTGACGACGACTGCTACCGTGACGTTCCGCCGGATGAAATGCAGCGGCGCATTGAGCGGCTGCAGAAAACGGCGTGGGAATTATATCTCAAAAACGAGAGGAGAAAGGGAAATGAAAACCTGTAAGATGGCAATGGCCGCGTGCGGCGCGGTGCTGGCTGGTGTGGTCTATGGCTGTATCGCGGGCTTCTGCCCGCGCGGCGATGCGATCATTTGCGCCGGGATGATGGCGCTGTGCCTGGCTTACTGCCGGGCAAGCATGATCTATCGCAAGCGCCGCCGCCAGCGGCAGGAGGCTGAGGCCCGCCGCGCTGCCCGCGAATCGCTCAACCGCGCGGTCTGGCGTGCGGACTTTATGAGGCAGATCAGATGAAGCATCCGGACTGGAAACAAACCAAGGAGCAGCGGCGGATGGTTCGACGCATTGCCACGGATTTGGCGATGGAGGAGCTCTATATGCTGAAAAAGGCCGAGGCGAAGCGCAAACGGCTGTTTGACAAGCTGCTGCTCGAGCGCTGGAAAGCCCGGCAGGCCGCAAAGAACGGTGGGGTCGGTCACGATGGTTAGATTCAGCGGGCTGGAAATCAAGCCGTACAGCCAGCTTACCGAGCTGCCGCGTGTGCGGATCGACAGGGTGCGCGTTGAGGTTCAGCGCACCCTGTTTGGCGAGGTGGAGTATCACCTTGTCGGAACCTACGGCGATGAGGGCAAGGCTTACCCAATCTGTCAGCCGTTTACCGAGCTGCCGGACGTATGGGAAAAGAAGAAAGAAATAGAAAGCGCCATTTTCAAGGCGCGTCAGGAGGAGAAATATGCGAGAAAAAGAAAAGACGCGGGTTATTTGGAGACACCCGCAAGGCCGGTTTGAGATACAGGAGACCGAGCATTACAGTCTGTTCGATCACTGTACTTACTACACGCGCGAATGCGTATTTACGCCGCAGGACGATGCGCGCGGGCTGTGCAGCGAGGTGCCGACAGGCATTTATGTGCCGGAGGAAATCAAGCAGGATGGCCGCCGGCAGCCGCGCGTGACGGATGAGGAAAAACAGCGGCTTGCGAAAATGTATCAAGCAGGCATGCCCATTCGCGCTATCTCAAGGGAGACCGGACGGGCGTATGAGACGATCGCAAACGTGTTGGAGGAACTGGGCTGCCGGAAGAAGAAGCCGCACAAGTCGGTTCACTGGACGTACGAGGAATATCAGAAGGCGGTTGCTATGCGCAAGCGCGGCTATCTGTTCAAGGAGATCGGCGCGGCTCTCGGCAAGAGCAATCATGCCGTACAGAATAAGTTTGCGAGGGAGGGGTACTAAATGAGCCTGCAGAAAATCCGTGAGGCGGTGCAGGCCGCCGAGGGCAACGCCCGCCAGATGGGCGAAGTTGTACTGATGATCGCCCAGGCGGACGAGCACGCCGCAGAGGTGATCGCCGCTGACCTCGATAATCCGGAGATGAGCTTCGACAAGTGCTTCGCGGCGCTTCGTGCGTATGCGCAGAAGCATCAGAAAGGCGGTTTCTGGGGGTGCATGTGCAACAGCTACGACCCCGAGAACCCGGTGATCAAGGTCGCGGCTGACTTTTACAAGGTGGATTTGGTTGCGGCGGCAAGCGAGACGCCGGAAACCCAACCGCTTGGGCGCGGCAGTGATGATCTGGATTTGATGAGCCTGTTGTAAGGAGGCGGGAATGTGTTTGAGGTCAACGATATTCCGCCGATTGACGGCTGGGCGCTGCAGGAGCTGATTGCCGAGAACGTGCAGCATGAGGAATTTCTGTTTTTCCGGTTTTACGCCGGCGATGAGCAGGATTACTTTGGGCCGGACAGCTACACTCGGCGTTACGAGTGTTTTTGCACGGCCTGCCGGGAGCGGTTTACCGAGCCGCATTCCGCCGGACCGGCCAGCAAATGGCGGATGTGTCCGCGCTGCGGCAGGAGCGTTACGCCCAAACGGTGGGCGGCAAACGATCATGCGGCGGCGCTGCGCAAAGTATCATTCGCGTTTCACTTTTTCCAGGTTGGTCCTCACGGCGAGCTGTGGCTGACCTCCTGCCAGGTGCGGATGTATCCGTATTTCCTGCTAGAGAAATACACTGCGTTTGAATACTGCCGGTATGTCTTTTCTGCCGCCGGTGCGAAAAAGTGGAGCTGGCAGTATGACGGCTGGGCGCTGCGGAAAAACTGCACGTTCCGGCACTGGTACGACATGGGCGGCGGCCGCCGGGATGATTTCTGGGTGCTGCCGAGTGAGCAGGAGCTTGCGGCAAGCGATTTGCGGTACAGCCAGCTTAACCAGGCATTCGCTGTGCTGCACGATCTGACCGGGTATCTGGCGCTTTACTGCAAATATCCGGCGGTGGAATACCTGTGGAAGATGGGGTTCGGCCGCTGGCTGCAGGAGCGCGAGCAGGGCGGCGGCGATTATTTCCGCCGACTGGTAAACCTGCGGGCGAAGGAGCCGAAAAATCTGTTCCGCGGACTCGGCAAGGCAGATGTGCGGCTGATCCGCAATGAAACCCTTTCAACTGCGGCGAAATACAGCCGCTTGAAACGGGTCGGCGCAGCGCGCGCAGATGCCGCAAGCCTTTCGTTCGCCCGGGCGGCGGATACGGCGATGTTTGATGTCGCTGCGTTTTCGCAGCGCTGCGGCGTGACGGCGGCAGAACTGCGGAAATACATTGAAAAACAGCGGAAGCGCTCTGATCTGGGATTGTCGGCGATGATGCGTGAGTTTGCCGACTATCATGCGCAGCTGGAACGGCTTGCGCCGAACGCGGACAAGCTGCCGCATGATCTGCATGAGGCGCACGCCCGATTGAGCGCACGCGAGCGGCAGTTGCTGAATCGCGGAAAAAACGAGAAATTCCGCACACGGCGGCATTTGCTGCAGTGGATGAGATGGAAGTGGGGCGGGATGTTTATCCGTCCGATCGACAGCGCAGATGAAATTGTGCGCGAGGGCGAGGAGCAGGACAACTGCGTTGCAGGCTATGCAGACCGGCACGCGGACGGCAAAACCATCATCATGGTGCTGCGCCGGTGCAGCGAACCGCGCAAGCCGTGGCACACGGTAGAGATCGACCCGGCAACGCTGAAGTGCCGCCAGTGCTACGCCGCGCACAACCGCGCGCGGACGCCGGAGGCTGCGGAGTTTATGGACAAGTACCTCGACCATTTGCGCGAGGTCACGAAAATGATAAGGAGGTCAGCTTAAATGAGCGAGAATGTTGTGGCGGTACGGTCGATTGAGATCGTAACCGCCGAAATCACGATGATCCGGGACAACGCACGCAAGGTTTTCCTTGAGAGCGTTATCCAGATCGGCACGCGGCTTGAAGAAGCTAAACAGATGGTGCCGCAGGGCGAGTGGACTGCGTACCTGACGGACAAGCTCGGCTACAAGCCCAGTACCGCGCAGAACTACATGCGCATTGCACGCGAGTTCGGCGGCGGGCAGGTGAGCCTTACCGGCAAGACGGCGGCGGATGCCTTTGGACAGTTATCCTATTCGCAGATTCTGCCGCTGCTCGGCATGGCTGAGGAGGAGCGCGAGGAGCTTGCCGAAGAGCACGATCTGCCGAGCATGTCGAGCCGCGAGATTGCGGCGCTCGTCAAGGAGCGGGACGATGCCAAGGCCGAGGCGGAAAAGGCGGTGCGTGAGAACGATGCCGCGCAGGCGGCACTGTCCGTTGCCGAGGAGAACCGCGGCAAGGCTATGCGCGAGCGGGATGAAGCCGTGCGAAACGCCGAGAATGCCAAGGAACGGGCGGACGAACTGCAGGAACAGCTTGACGCTATCGAGGACAAGCCCGCCGAAGTGCGTGAGCTGACTGAGGAGGAATTGGAGAAAATCCGCTCCAAGGTACGCGAGGAGAACGCCGAGGCCGCCCGCGCTGCTGAGGAGCGCGCTCGTGCTGCTGAGGAGAAGCTGGACAAGGTGAAGAACCCTGCGGCGCACAAGGTCAATTTTCTGTTTGGCGAGGTGCGCGGACTGGTCGAGCGGCTCGAGCAGGCGCTTGAGGAGCTGCAGCAGACGGACGAGGCCGCCTGCGAGAAGTTTGCCGGCGTTATTGCGAAATGGCTGAGAGATCGGGGTGACAAGTTGGCATGAAGAAGCGGAGAGGCAAGCCGGCCGGCATGAATTACGCCGATTTGCTCAAGGCGCGGCGGGATCGCTTGCAACTGGCGATGGATGAGGCGGCGCTTTTGAACGTCGAGCAAAGCATGCAGCGGTATCTCTGGCTGATGGCGGTCAGCCTGCACGATGCTTACGGCTTCGGTCCGGAGCGCCTGCAGAAGTTTTTCAAGGCGTTTCAGGAGAACTCGGACGAGCTTGCGAAAATGCGGGCAGAGGTAGACGACGATTACGCCTTTGAAAAGCTGCGGCTGCGGGCGGAGGACGTCAGCCGGATGGATATTCGTTATTACGGGAAACTCAAGATTGATTAGGAGGAAAAATATGAATGCAAAGAGAGCGGCAAAGCTGATGCAGATCGCCCATTATTACGGCGAGGACAAGCAGGTTTGCAAGCTGATGGAAGAATTGGGCGAGGCTACGAGCGCGGCAAGTGAGGTGCTGATGCTGCTCAGCTATCACGAGCAGGGCGGCAAGAAACGAGATTTGACCGCGAGACTCGAACACCTTGCCGGAGAACTGGCTGATGTGGTCAATGTCACTGAGCAGATTATCCAGCTGTTTGGACTGGAAACTGATTTTAAGGTGGCACGGCACGCGGGGATTCAGAAAACACTCAAGCGGATTCGGGAGGAAATGAACAATGCGCAGCCCGACAGAGACGGCACACCTGGTTGATTCCCATTACAGCCGGAGCTTCGGCAGACCGCCGGATGCGGAAATGCGTGAGTTTATCCGGAACGCTGCCGAGCACGGTTTGACGGCGGACGAGCTGATCAACTGTATGACGGCGGCTGTGGTTACTTATGGGTTTGGCGCGTATGAGCGCGATTATCGCAAGGTTTTCGTGGCTGAGGCGCGGAAGATTTGGAAGATGAAAAACGGAAAAGAGAAAGCCAGCCCGTGAAGGGCTGGCTTCATCCGACTTACTATATATGTTGCGGCGCAGATGCAGGAGTCGGCCGCAAGAGGTGATTTATGATTTTTCAAAAAGAAGAAGCTAATGGCGCACTTTATCAAATGTCGCTGTATTCTACCGGTTTTGTGCCTGGTGAGAGCAAACGGCAGCGCGGAGAACGACAGAAACAGACGTCTGAGGCAAAAAAACGAAGCAATGCGCTGGCTCAGCGCTGGAAGGTCATGCAGATTATGGCCGTGAATTTTTGCGAGATGCGTGATCTGTTTGTATGTCTTACATACGCCGAGGCCCCGGAAAACGAGGGTAAGGATTTAGAGGCATTCCACAAGGCCATGCGTAAAGCAATGGCAAAGATGGGCGAGGAGCACGCGTATATTATCTTTCCAGCGGAGCATGAACTGCCCGGTTGTCCGGTGCGGGCACATTTCCACATTGTAATGCGCGGCATTACCGGTGCCGGTGCATTGGCCGTTATGACAAAAATTATTGCGGACTGCTGGGGCCACGGTGCGGTAGACGTTCGGCCGTTGCGGCAGAACACGGAATTTTTCGAGGATACGGTGAAGTATTTGCTCAATCAGCCACACAGCAAGGGACGGCGTGCCTATTCCTGCAGCCGAAACCTGAAAAAACCGAATGAACCGCTGCGTTTGCGTTTGCCAGATAGCGAGGCTGGAGAGGTTCCGCCCGGTGTGAAAGTGATCGACAGCGAAACGAAGGAAAATCAGTACGGCGTATTCCGCTATCTGGTCGGCGTGATCGTCGATCGAGCAGCTTTTGACGCATACTGGACACGCCAGAAGAAACGCGCTGCACCTGATCCGTGGGAACGGATACGGCGCAGACGCAGGAGATTATACAACAAGCCTGCCAGCGTATGGCGGTGTTGAGAGAAAGCGGGGAATAGCCGCTTTTGTGGCTTGTAGGGGGTCTAACAATTCCCCTGCGGTTTATCGGAGAGGTTCGGACGAATGAATACAGAATGTAATCACATTACTGTTTGTACTCCATCAAAGGACGGAGCGCGCGGAAGCGCGTAACGGTGACGAGCGCAAGGCGGGAGGCCGATGCGGCAGGAGGTGTATCTGGTGACAAAAGACAGATTGCGGCAGATTGAAAGTCTGGTCTGTGAACTGGAAGAAGAAAGAGAACGGTTTGCGCGGGAGGCGCGGCACCACAAGCGGATCGAGGAGACTTACGGCGTCGGATGTCTATTCGGCCGGGATGCACTGGACGCGGCACGCGATCGGCTGCAGGCCATTGAGGCCGAGTGCCAGGATGAGCGCGACACGGTGCGGCAGTGGATCGACAACGTTTCAGACTCCATGACCCGGCGCGCCCTGCGGCTGCGGTACCTGGACGGCAAAAGCTGGAGCGAGTGCGCCCGCCGGATGGGGTATGCCGATGAGAGCGGACCGAGGAAGCTGGTCGGGAAATTATGGTTGAAATAGCCGTGTCAAAAGGTGTTCCTTTTCGCACGGCAGATTGACGGCGGTATTTTTATCGGTATGGCGTGCGAAAAGGCTTGTCTTTTGATTTACGGACGTTCCGCGAGACAACAGGACATTTTGAGACGCATTAAGCAGGCAGGAGGTCAAATATGGAAAAAGTATACGGATATGCACGGGTCAGCACGCGCGAACAGAATCTCGACCGTCAGATTGCAGCGCTGCGGCAGTACATCGCCGATGAGCGCGACATCATCACCGACAAGGAGAGCGGCAAGGACTTCAACCGCCCGGGATACCAGTATCTGCGCGAGGCACTGCTGCGGCCGGGCGACACGCTCATCGTCAAGAGTCTTGATCGGCTCGGGCGCAACAAACAGCAGGTCAAACAAGAACTGGAATATTACAAGGCGATGGGTGTGCGCGTGAAGATCATCGACCTGCCGAGCACGATGGCTGACTTTCCAAAAGGTCAGGAGTGGATCTGCGAAATGGTAAACAACATTATGATCGAGGTGCTCGCAACGATCGCAGAGCAGGAGCGCCTCACCATCCGCCAGCGGCAGGCCGAGGGCATCGCCGAGGCGAAAAAGCAGGGGCGGCAGCTTGGACGGAAAAAGACTGAGCTGCCTGCTGAGTGGGAGTTAGTCACAGGATTGTGGAAAAGTGGGAGCATCACGGCCGTGCAGGCGATGGACCGGCTCGGACTGAAAAAGAGTACATTTTACCGCATGGTGCGGGAGCAGAAATAAAAAATACCGCTCTGCGGCGGCGTTGACAAACACGGTGGTTTGGGTGTAAAATAAGGGCACAAAAGGGACGCAGCCATGAACGGTTACTCCCGATTGGTTATGTCATTGAAAATGACCGCAATCTTGGAGGAGGGCGGTCATTTTCTTTTGCTGATTTTGAGAATCAGTTCAGCAAAAGCTATGAGAAGGAGACAAAACTGAAATAAATCAGAAAATGTAACCATCATAGCATCACCTCCCCTCGTGTTGGGTAAGGTGGGAATAACCGCACATAGCGTTAACATGGCTGCGTCCGCAACAACAGTATAACACACAAATCGACAAAGGGCAATCCGAGAGGGTTGCCCTTTTTTATGCGCTCCTGCGCGTTCTGACGGACGCGCTCGGGCGCTTTTTTCTGCCGGAGTAAAGTTTTCCGTTTTTTCCGATTTTCCCGATTATACTTGTATTCAGCAAAACAAGACATGCGCGGGAGGTGATTGGATGCAGCAGCGTGGGAGTAAGTATGACCAGAAAATCAAAGACGAGGCGCTGGCACTGATTGCGTCCGGCGTAAAAATCTCCAATGCGTCGGTGCGGCTCGGAATCCCCAAGAGCACGTTATCGGATTGGGTACATACCCAGAACGAGAGCGACGAGGACGGCGTGGCTGCCCGGCGGGAGATACGCCGCAAGCAGATCGCTCGGTGCGAGAAGATCGGGGACAAGGTGCTGCGTGCGCTCGACCGCAAGGCTGAGGCCGCCGCGAAGGACACCCGGACCATCAATGACGGACTGGCAGTGCTTGCAAAAGCTGCCAAGGACGGCGTGATCGGGCTGAGTGAAGCCGAGGTGGCAAGTCTCAGAAACGTTGTAAGCGATTACACCGGCGTCGGCCTGCGCGAGCTGGCCGGAACCATGAAGGATGTTGCGGCAAGACAGGAAACGCTGGAGCAGCACCTCGGCGAGAAGGAAGAAGCTGCTCCGGAAATCAACCTGCAGCTGACGCTCGTTGACCCGACAAAGGCGGTAAGCGATGAATCTTGATTTTCAGATTACGCCCAAGCAGCAGCTGTTTATGGACACGGATGCTTTCGAGGTTCTTTACGGCGGTGCGGCAGGCGGCGGCAAGACGTTTATTCAGGCGCTGGACGCTCTGGTGTACGCGCTGAGGTATCAGGGCAGCAGGCAACTAATCCTCAGACGCACGTTTAAGGAACTCGAACGCTCCATGGTGCCGCAGACGATGGAGTTGTACCCCGCCAGTGTGGCAAGCTACAACACAAGCAAACACATTTGGAAGGTTGGCAAATCAACCATTGAGATGGGATACATTGCAACCGAGGGCGATGTGCAGCAGTACCAGTCCGCCGAGTATGACGTGATCCGGTTCGACGAGATGACGCATTTCACCGAGAGCATGTACACCTACATGATCTCTCGTGTGCGTGGCACGCGGCCGTTTCCGAGACACGTCAAATCGACCGCTAACCCCGGCAGTGTGGGACATACCAACGCCAAGAGCCGGTTTATCGACATTGGCGCTCCGATGGAGGTGCACCGCTGCGAGGGCGGCACGCGACTGTTTATTCCGGCAAAGCTGGAGGACAACCCGTTTCTGCTGACCAAAGACCCGCAGTACGAGGAACGTATGAAAAACCTGCCGCGCGAAATTTACATTGCGCTGCGTGAAGGCAACTGGGATTACTACGTTGGGCAGTATTTCACCGAGTTCAAGCGGGAGCTGCACGTTGTTCGTCCGTTCGAGATTCCGGCATGGTGGAGACGGTATGTTGCGATCGACTACGGCCTCGACATGCTGGCGGCGTACTGGATTGCGGTAGATGAGAATGATTATGCGATGGTTTACCGTGAGGTTTACCAACCTGACCTTATCATCCCGGAGGCGGCCAAGCGGCTGTTGAACGCAAACGGTAATGAGGATATCACGGCATGGTTCGCGCCGAAAGACCTGTGGAACAGGCGGCAGGAAACCGGCAAGAGCGTTTCCGACCTGTTTGCGGAGTACGGCTTGTATCTCTCCAAGGTGAGCAACGGCCGTGTGGCCGGATGGTATGAGCTCAAGCGCCGGCTGCAGCCTGTCCCTGATGTGGATGGTTCGCTCAGACCGAAATTGCAGATTTTTGATACCTGCTTAAATCTCATTCGCACGCTTCCGGGCTTGCAGCACGACGAGAAGAACCCCAACGACACGGCAACCGAGCCGCACGAGCTGACGCACGGACCGGACGCGATCCGGTATTTCTGCGATGGCTGTCCGCTGCCTGCGGAACTGCCGAGAGTACGAGACGAGGATTATCTATCAACTGAGGAGGAAATGGGAAATGTATTTAGCTATTAGTACTGCGGCGGCGATGTGTGCTTTTCTGGCTGCTGTGCAGACCCGAAACGCCAAGCGCTTGGGCGAGAATTTGCGGCAAAAGACCGTGGAAGCGGAATCCTTTCAGCTGACTGCGTGGACGATGGAGCAGAGACTGCACACCGAGGAGGCGGCGCGCATGCAGCTTGCGGACCGCATTACCAAGGTGGAGACCGCTCTGCGGGAGAGTGAGGACACGGCCTGCCGGTTGCGGCAGGAGCTGCAGACCGGACGCAAAGCTGCGAAGGAGCTGCAGGAAGAACTCGACTCCACCAAGGATGCACACGACGCTGCAATCAGCGCGATGTGGAGCGCCCGCAACGAGGTAGACGGCCTCAAGCAGGAGCGCCGCAAGCTGAACGAGGCGCTCATCACCGAGCGGGAGACCGCAGAGCACTGGAAAGAGGAATTCCTCAAGGAACAGGCTTACAGGCTGAGTGCCGAGGGCCGCATTATGCGTGAGGTGAACAATCTGCTCCGCTATGACGGCACCGCCCATGGGCAGGAGGAATTAAGCGATGAATGAGCAGAAAACCACGCTCACGGCTGACAGGGTGCAAGCCGAGTACGAGAAGGGCGTACAGTACAACACCGGACTCGGGTTGTACGAGAACGTCAAGCAGTGCGAGAATTTTGTCGAGGGCAAGCAGTGGGAAGGACTGAAATCCAAGAACCTGCGTCCGATCACGATGAACGTACTCGACCCTATCGTGCACTACAAGGTCGCGCAGATCGTATCGAACGATGTGGATCAGGAGGTTGAGCCGTTCCTTCCGGATGAGCAGGCCGAGTATGCGGCGAAAATCCTTGAGCAGAGCATTGATCGTGTGGTTGAGCGAACAAAACTGAAAAGTAAGCACCACATGGTCTTGCGCGACGCCTGCGTGGACGGTGACGCGGCGTTGTATTTTTACTTTGACGCAAGCAAGCAGTCCGGTTTGGGCGGTGTGCAGGGAGAAATCTCTGCCGAACAGGTGATGAACACGAATATTCTGTTCGGAAATCCGTCTAATGCGAACGTGCAGGAGCAGCCGTACCTTATCATTGTGCGCCGCAGACCGGTATCTGAAATCCGCAAGGACGCAAAACGGCTCGGCTGCAAGGAATGGGAGACCATTGAGGGCGAGTCCGACGGATTGTACAAGGGCGATGACGAGCAGAACAATAGCGACAGCCTCGGAAACGAACTGGTTCGGTTTTGGAAATCCGAGGACGGTAGAGTGCACTACTGCCGTTCCTGCGGGCGCGTGATGATCGAGCAGGATGTGGCTACAGAAATGACATTGTATCCGGTGGCGTATCTCAGCTGGAAGCCGAGGAAGAACTGCTATCACGGCGTGATGGAGATCAAGCCGCTTATCAATACGCAGATTGAGATCAACAAGCAGTGGACGGCGCTTGCGCTGATGCTGCGGAATAATGCGATGCCGAAACTGGTATACAACCGGAATAAGTTCCCCAAGGGATGGGATCCGGATGCAACGTCTATCGGCGTGACAGGCGATGTGAAGGACGCGCTGACCGGCGTTGCAGGCTCGATGCCGATCCCGACCGAGGCCACGGGCATTACGTCCACCATGACGGATGCGCTCAAAAGTGTTGCCGGCGCGAATGACGCCGCGCTCGGCAACGTCAAGAACCCGGAGAACAGCAGTGCGATCGTTGCGGTGCAGACCGCGAACGCTGCGCCGCTTGCGCTGACCAAGATCGCATATTATCAGTTTGTTGAGGACTATGAACGGGTCCTCATCGACATGATGCATGCCTATTACGGCATGCGTCAGGTCAAGATCACTGACGAGATGACAGACGAGACCGGCGAGACGCAGGAGCAGACGCTTGTGGAGATGTACGACTTCTCCACGCTGCCGGTGGAGGCGCTGGATCTTAACATTCACATTGGCGAGGCAAGCTACTGGAGCCGCATTCTGCAGGTTTCGACGCTCAACAATCTGCAGACGGCAGGTGTTATGCCCAACGCGGCCGAGTTCCTCAGCCGCATGCCGGAAGGCTCGGTTAAGGATCAGGAAGGACTGGTCGAGGCTGCAAAGAGAGTGCAGCAGCAGGCCAGCATGCAGCAGGCATTACAGCAGGGAGGTTTAATGAATGGATAACGTAAACGAGAGCAAGGCTGAGCGCTTCGTGCGACTGGCTGAGCCGCGCGTGAACCGTGCGTGCAAGGCTATCAGCATGATCGGCCATCTGGCGGCCAGCTCGTATGAGTACACCGAGAAACAGGTTGAGGCCATGTTTGACGCGATGCAGCAGGAGCTGAACACGCAGAAGGCAAAGTTTACTAAGGTTACGGACCGGAATTTTCGGTTTTGAGGTGAGAATATGAAGTACACAGTTGTTTTGGATTTCGATGGTGTTATTCATAGTTATTCCTCTGGCTGGCGGGGTAAGACCTGCATTCCGGATCCGCCTGTGCCTGGTATCCGCGAGGAAATTTATAAAATGCGGCAGATTTACCGCGTTGTCGTTGTTTCTACTCGCTGCGACACGCAGGATGGCATGGATGCGGTGAAGGCATATCTGAAACAGAACGGCATTGAGGTAGATGCTGTAATGAAGGAAAAGCCGCCTGCTGTTGCGTACGTTGACGATCGTGCAATTTGTTTTGACGGACAGGCGGATGGATTGCTCCAAAAGATTGTAGATTTCAAACCGTGGACTGATAAATAGGAGGTACGGCATGAAAACTTTTGAAGATTTGGCGCTGAAAGATGTAGCGCCTCTGACGGAGAGCACGGACTATAAGGATCGTTTCCTCGGTGAGTATCTGGAAACAAAGATCCGCTATAATAAGCTGCACAAGATGCTTATTAAAGCAGAAGCTCACAATCTGGATTTTACGCCGGACTGTCCGCTTAATGTGCTGGTCGCACAGATTCATCACATGGGTAATTATCTGCACGCGATGGAAGTTCGCGCAGAGTACGAGGGAATTGACCTCGGTTTCTGCATTAAAAGTCTTTTGCATGATTTGGAGAGTGCTGAGGGCGGCTGCTGCGTGAATGCAGAGGACCCCACGAGATATTAACACCCCTGTTCCGGCGTTCGGACGGGCGGGAGCTGACCTCACCCGCCCATTGATTCCCCTTATTTCTTTCGATGGCGGGCACCCTCGTTCGGGTCGAGGGCGTCCGTCCGAGCGCCGGAATACAACTGAGTCCGAGACTGTGACGGGCAGTAATGCCCAACGACCGAGCCTGCTTTACCCAGGGAACGGCCATACCTATTTTCTCCTTTCTATTGTATGGCGGCGGCAAGGTTTCTGAGTTCATTTTTTCCTTGCCTGCCCGTCAGAGTCTCGGACACGATCTCTTTTCCTGCACTGCGGCGGGCGTGGGCGTTTTTGCCATATCACCCTCGTCCGGGTTCACCTCTTTTGATGTAGCGTTATGAAAACGGGTGGGTGCACTGCTTACGGAACGGCGGTGCGTCCGCCGGAGTGCAGGAACGCACGATAAACACACGATAAACACACGGCAATGAGACGAAAGTCTTTTGCATATAGGAGGATTGTCTAAATGGATTGGAAGACCAGCAATCACATGGACGGAAGCGAGATTCGCGGGGGTATCGGTTTACAGTATTTTGCCGAGGACGGCAATACATCCGACACCGGCGCGGACATGGACGGTTTTAACGGCGACGCTTTCCTCGAAAGCCTGACGGGAGAAAACGGTCTGGAAAACCAGCAGGCCGCTGCCGAGGGCGAGGAGGAGACCGTGCAGGACGGTGCGGAAGACCAGCGCACCGAAGAGCAGCAGGAAGAACCGGAGAATCAGCCGCCAGAGGGCGGCGAAGTACCGCCGGAGGCGGTGGAACAGCCGGTGCAGACCGTGCCGCTCGTCTTCAACGGACAGCAGATCCTGCTGCCGGCAGACGCAGTGCAGGCGCTGACCGGTGCACTCGGCGCGAACCCGGTCGAACTGCTCCAGAAGGGCATGAATTATGACCGCAAGGCCGAGCGGGAAATGCGCGTACTGGATCAGTACGCCGAGGCCGCTGGCATGAACCGGCAGCAGTACCTTGAACAGCTGGAGGGCGCACGCAATGAGCAACTGCTTTCGGCTGAGATGGAGCAGTGCCGCACGGAGTTTCCGGATACACCGGACGCGGCGCTTAAAGCAATCGCTGAGGGCCGCATGGCTTCCCGGCGGGCGGCCGAAGCACAGGCTGCCGAACAGCGGCGGGCGGAGCTTACCGCCATGCAGCAGCGCATTGATCAGACTGTTGAACAGGCACGAGAAGAAGCCGATGCACGCGCGTGGGAAGAATATGTTTCACTCTCTGGCGTGAAAAGTTTCGAGGAAGTGCCAAAACGCGTGCTTGAATTGGTGCAGCAGGAAGCTATGACGCCCGTTGCCGCGCACTGGCGCTATCAGGCTGAACAGAATCAGCAGGCGGTCAGGATCGCAGAAAAGAATCAGACAAACAGACAGACAAGCCCCGGCAGTGTGGCAGGAAATGAGAGTGACACCTCTGATCCGTTCCTTCGCGGACTGTTGGGACTGTGAAGCTAAAAGGAGTGACAACACTTTATGGCAATCAATCTTACGACTAAATACGCCTCTACTATTGAGAAACTGTATACCCACACCTCGTTCCTGCGCGCTCACTGCAAGGCGAACGTGGAGATGACCGGCGCGAAAACCTGCCGCGTATATATGCTGAACACCACCCCTGTTGTGGACTACACCCGCAACGGCACCAGCCGATACGGCGAGGTGAAGGACGTACAGGACACCGTTGTTGAGTACATGATGACTCAGGACAAGTCCTTTACCGGCGTTGTTGACAAGGGCGATGAGAGCGAGCAGGCTATCAGCAACAAGAGCGGCCAGTGGCTGCGTCAGCAGATTGCAGAGCAGTGCGTGCCGACCGGTGACAAGTACGGCTTTGCGCGTATTGCAAAGCTCGGCCACATTGCAGGCGTAACCGCAGAGCCGACCAAGAGCACCATTGTTACCATGGTCTACGACGCGGCAACCTACATGGACGAGCACCTCGTACCGGAAAACGGCCGCGTACTGTTTGTACGCGCTAAGGATTACCCAAAGATTATCCTGTCTGACGAGTGGCACGGCCTGGATTCGCTGGCTGGCAAGCAGCTGCCGACCGGCACGGTTGGCCAGATCGCGGGCTTTACCGTAGTCAAGGTGCCGAGCAATATGTTCCCGACCGACGTTTACATGGTTGCGGCGCAGGAATCCGCGCTGGCGTTCCCGTACCGTATCAATGACACCAAGATTCATCAGGACCCGCCCGGCATTTCCGGTGCGCTGATCGAAGGCCGCCAGACCTACGACCTGTTTGTACTGGCCAGCAAGGCGGACGCCGTTGTGGTTATCGGCAAGGATGGCAGCAAGCAGGCGTGCACCGTAGCGATCGCTTCGCACAGTGCGACCGTTACGGCGGCAGGCGCGGACGAAATCTGGTACACGCTGGACGGCTCGGATCCGCGCTTCTCGGCAAACCGCAAGACGGTTGCCAGCGGCGGCACGGTTGCCACTGAGGCGGGCCAGACCATCCGCGTGGTTGCGTTCGGCAAGGGCGGCAAGCTGACCTCGGATATTGCTGAGGCTACCGATAAGTAAAGACCCAGGAGGGCGGGCGGCTGCCCGCCCTCTGTTTGTTAGGAGGTGAAAGCGTGGCGACGACTATTAAACGCATTTACACGCTGGCACTGGCGAAAATTATTGAAGCGCCCGGAACGGACGTTGACTTTGACAGCTACTCGCCGACACTGCTTGACAGCCTGCTTGTGGAGGCGTTGCCGTACGAGAACGCCATCCGCGCACAGCGCGGTGACGCGGAACTGACCGGTGCGCCGGAGATCACGGCGATAGACAGCACGGTGCTCGACTGGGACGACCGGATCACGCGCGTTGCGCTGCCGTGGGGACTGGCTGCGGCGCTGCTGTTTGATGACGAGAACCGCAAGGCGGAAAGCGTGATGTTCCGGAATGAGTTTGTTTCGGCACTCGAGGACGCTGCGCCTGCTGTGCCGGATTACGGGGAGGAGTAAGACATGCCGCGTAAGGTTACGGTGCCGGATTTCACGGAATCCGAGGAAGGCACCAAGCATTATAAGCGCTTTAAGGGTTTGGACTACTCCACGGATGAGACCCAGATCGACGATGGACGCTCGCCGCGTGCAGTGAACGTGATCGCAGACGAGGGCGGTTTCCCGGAACGGCGCTATGGATGGCGCACGCTGCTGCGGTTTGCGGATGCGGACGGCAAGGCTGTTCCTGTCGCCGGTATTTTTCCCTATGAGAACGACAATGACGAGGAAAACCTGACGCTCATCGTCCATGCGGGCAGCAAGCTGTATACCGTAAAGCTCGATGCAGACTACAAGGAAGTAAAGGACAGCCGCAAGGAGCTGCTGGACAAGCTGAACAGTGGCGGCCGCAGCCAGGGCTTTTACATGCACGGCAAGCTGTTCATCCTGACCGGCGAGCACTACGTTGTTTATGACGGCAAAACCGCCGTTCACGCGGTAGACGACAACGCCTACTGTCCACTGACCAGCTATCAGCGCAAGGCGGCAGGCGGCGGCGAGACCTACGAAAACGTTAATATGCTGTGCAAGTGGCGTAAGAACCGCTTTATCGGAGACGGCACAAGCACGACCTATCAGCTGGACGTGACCGGCATTGACAAGGACTGCACGCCGACGGCGGCCTATCTAAACGGCAGTGCAATTACGGTGAAAAGCTACGATGCGGAGAAGGGCACGGTGACGTTTGAGACAGCACCGAGCGCGCCGGAGAACGCCGGTATCTCCAATTTTGAAGTGAAGTTTGCCAAGACCACCGAGGACCGGAAGAAGGTGCTCGGCTGCACCATCTTTGCGATTTACGGCATGGACGGCAGCAGCAACCGCGTTTTTATTTCCGGCAACAGGGAGCACGCGGCTATGGAATGGTTTTCCGGCCTGTCTGACCCGACGTATTTCCCGGATATCAATTATTCGGTAGTCGGCAGTTCAGACTTTCCGATTATGTGCTATCTCAAGGCGCAGGGCGAGCTGCTGCTCATCAAGAAGGACAACCGGCAGGAGGGTACGATCTGGCACCACTCGGGCGCAATGCTGAACGATGTGGCAACCTTTCCGCTGAAAGAGGGCGTGCCCGGCTACGGCGCGATTGCCAAGTATTCCTCGGCAAACCTCAACGACGATCCGCTGTATCTCAGTCCGCGCGGCGTGTATGCGCCGACTACGACGTATTACAACAACATGCAGGTGCGGCAGTTATTCTGCCGGTCGAGGCGTGTCAACCCCAAGCTGTGCAAGGAGCGCAGACTTGCGGACGCTGTAGCCGCCTGCTGGCGCGGCTGGTATGTGCTTGTGATAGACGGCTGCGCGTATGTGGCAGACGGCAATCAGGACAAAAGCGACAACGGCTATGAATGGTACTTCTGGACGAACGTGCCCGCAAAGGTGCTCTGTTCACACGAACAGGCGCTGTATTTCGGCACTGAGGACGGCAGAGTTTGCCGGTTTAATGACGATCTCGTGGACGAGAACAATGACATTATGATGAACGCGTTCTCGGATGACGGCGCGGCCATCCACACCGAGTGGGCTACCAAGCTCGACACGATGAACACGCCGATGATACTGAAAACTATGCCCAAGCGCGGCAGCGGCGTACACCTCAAGGCGTACACGCGCAGTGCGGTTGAGATTTGGGTAAGACTCGAAACCGACCACGGAACGCTCATGAAGCGCGTGACAGCGGATCGGCTGAATTTTCATTATATCAGCTTTGAACGGTTTCCGTTCGGAACGGTGGTCAACTCTATTATCCCGTTTCTTTTCAAACGAAAGGGCTGGAAGGCGATTCAGGTCATTCTGCAGTCCGACACGGTGGACGAGGGCTTCGGTGTACACGAGGTTGTCATTCGGTACTTTATCGCTAAGTACGCAAAGAGACAGTGAGGTGAGGACATGACGTTTGATGAAAGCAAAATTTCGGCCGAAAAGGCGGCAGAGACCGGCGTGCAGAGCCAGCCGGACGCGCTGACCGGCTCGGCCGAGGAAAACAAGAAGGTTTTCGATCTGCTGCCGCTGCTTATTATCGAGAGGCTTAACAAGCTGATCGAGGCATTGCAGGCCGCAAACAGCGCCGGACAGATCGGCGCCGATGCGTTTACAAATGTGACCGGCGGCACGGTGCAGGAGCAGCTGCAGAGCATCCAGAAGAACCTTGAGGACTACTGCAGAGAGGTAAAGGAGAACGGCGCGGAAAACGTCGGCATGACGCCATTCGACGGCGTGAACGCAAACACCGTGCAGGCCGCGCTCGAACAGCTGCAGGCAAACCTTGTGCGGTATATCAATTCTGTAAAATCCGCCGAGGGCGCGGGCAGGGTCGGCATTACGCCGTTCAAGGGCGTGACGAGCGGGACGGTACAGGCCGCGCTCGAGGAAATCCGCAGACAGATCGACGATGTAACGGCGGGCGTTATCCCGGACTACGGCGTGACCACCATCAAGCTGGCGCTGCAGGCCGTGACCGCCGATCGACTGGCGCAGGATGTGCTTGACATGATCGAGGCCGCAGAGCCGGCACGCAGTACCAATGAACTGGACGATTACACAATGGAGACCGGCTGCTTTATCAACGCCGGTGCGGGCTGGAACACGTTCAAGTTCCGCCATCCGTTCGAGAGCGTGCCGGTCCTGACGGTGACGCCGAAGGAATTTGACGGCTTTTGCGAAATGAAGAGCGTGACTGCGGAAGGATTCCTCTATTGCCTGCGTCAGCCGAGTTTGCAGGGCGGCAGTGCGACGAAGGGCACGGTGACAACGGCTACCGGCTATATCGGCTCGGGCACCGGCTCGTCACCCAGTCACAGTCAGATCACCTATGTTTCCGGTGTGACGCTGCCGCAGGTCGTTCTGCCGACGCTCGGCACGATTACAACGGCAGAGAAGATCGAAATGGATTATATCGCTATTGAGTTTGGAGGTGACGAGTAATGCTCAAGAAGATTCAGCAGGATTTCAGCTATTACTCGCATGAGTTTAAGGATAACTACCGAAAAGGCGTACACCGCCTGCGCACCATCCTTGCCAGCAGGGCACAGGCACAGGCGTTTGTGAGCAATGCAGGCGGCGTTGCGGTTGTGCTCGGCTACGAGCCGGACAAGCCGGATAAGAATGCACAGGAGCTGTATGCACTGCTTATGTCTTCGCCGTATATCGACGATGCGGTACAGACGTTTCTGGGCAGCATTTACGAGGCGGGCGCGGAAAGCCAGGACGCGATGTATTCGGACAGCGCACGGTGTCTGGAAATCCTGCACGATCCAGTAATGGCCCGTGCCGCAGGCGCAGGCGCGGTAAGCGCCGGAAAATGGATTGCGGCTCTGGCGGGACAGAGCTGCAATTCGTACAGGGACATTACGGCGGTTGCCGCCAGCGCTACCGCGATGAACGCGGTTGCCGCCAGCGCTACCGCGATGAACGCGGTTGCCGCCAGCGCTACCGCGATGAACGCGGTTGCCGCCAGCGCTACCGCGATGAACGCGGTTGCCGCCAGCGCTACCGCGATGAACGCGGTTGCCGCCAATTCTCCGGCTGTGGCGGCAATCTTCCGCACCAAGACTGCACTGGATATTGTGAAGAACAACCAGTCTGCATGGGCGACGCTCGTCGCCTGCACCGATGGCGTACTGACGCCTGCGGTGTGTGATCTGGCGGGTATTGACCCGACAGATTATGCAGACGGCATGACCGCCGTAGCCGCAAGTGAAACTGCTATGACCGCCGTAGCCGCAAGTGAAACTGCTATGACCGCCGTAGCCGCAAGTGAAACTGCTATGACCGCCGTAGCCGCAAGTGAAACTGCTATCAAGGCAATTGCGGCATCGTACAACGGTATTGCAGCGATCTACTCTAACGCAACGGCGCTTGCGAAGTGGAACGCCAAGCCGTCCGCAGTGTCGGCTATTGCCGGCACGAGCAGCGTTGCCATCGGCAAGGCTGCGGTTAAATTGGCCGGTCTTGCGCCGGACAATTTTGCGGACATGGCGGCTGTGGCTGCGAGCAGCACAGCAATGGCGGCTGTGGCTGCGAGCAGCACAGCAATGGCGGCTGTGGCTGCCTCTGACACGGCGATGAAGCTGGTAACCGCAAGCGCGATGTGCCTTGCGAAGTTTATCGGCTCCGCTGCGGCAAAAACCGCGCTGATCGACCACAACGACATGCTGCAGAAATACCGCGCTGCGATCTGGACCGCTGTAACCGGTGGAACGGATTACTTTACCTCGCAGAGAGGGCAGAAGGATGAAGACGGCGTTACAAATGCCGACATTACCAATGCGGCGTATATCATGTTTGCGATTCCGGGCGGCTACAACAGCGGCTCTGGTGTTACGGTCTGCTGCCACGGTCACAACGGCAAAGAGGCGGCGCGTGCTTCCGGTTCTTATACGGACAACAATAAGCGTTACGTTCTGCTGGGCGGCGGCACCTTTACCGAGTCGAATGACGGCATGGTTAGAACGTGGGTTTATAAAACGAAATAAGGAGGGTTTGAGATGAAAGCAAACAATATGACCTGCTCGGATTACCGCACGGTGCAGGATGAAAAGCTGGTGCTGTGGCTGCCGGGCGCGAGTATGGAGGACGCGCTCGGCATGGAGACCGACATTATCCGCATCCGTACGGATGCAGGAGATGAAGTGGAGGCGCTGTGCGGCTTCGGCAACCTTGTTTCCGTCACCTATATTGCGGAGAGCAATACGATGGTTGTTACCCTGACCCGCAAGGCGGACAGCGGCGTGGGCGCGGCACTGGACGCGCTCTCGGCTCAGCTGGTCGAGAGCGAGAAGGAGAACAAGCTGCTCAAGGCGCAGGTCAGCGCCGCGACCGAACGCAGCGATTTTATTGAGGACTGCATCGCTGAAATGGCCGTTCAGGTCTACAACGATGAAGTTTAATATTCTACATTCATTAGAAAGGTTGGTAATTATGATGGCAATGTTTTTCGCACAGAGAGTGATTCTCGGCAAGACGAAGTTCGACGAGGTGCCCAAGGCACTCAAGGCCAAGGTAGCGGAGATCCTGATCGACAGCGGTCTGCCGGAGCTGGTACCGTCCGAGTTCGGCGGCACGAGGGACGGCAAGGAGGGCTAAAATATGCCCGCTGAAGTTATCACTGCGGCGCTCAGTCTGGTCGGTACGCTCGTGGGAACGCTCGGCGGCATTGCGCTGTCGAGCAATCTCACGAATTACCGCATTGAGCAGCTGGAGAAGAAGGTGGAGAAGCACAATAACCTCATCAGCCGGACGTATGAACTGGAAAAGGAGTATTCCGTACTGGATGAGCGGATCAGAGTTGCGAACCACCGCATTGAGGATTTGGAGAAGGAGGAAGTTCTGCATGAAGGTTAATGTACCTGTTAGATTTAAAAACCCATGGTTCTGGGTTGGCGTTGCATCGGTTGCTATTACGGCGATTGGTGTTGACCCGCAGACGTTTACCTCGTGGGCTGCGGTGCTGGACGGCATCAAGGCGGTACTGAGTAATCCGGTGCAGCTGTGCACGATGGCGCTTGCTATCCTGTCGGTATTTATTGACCCGACTACGGCAGGCGTGGGAGACAGCAAGACGGCACTCGGCTACGACAGGCCGAACAAGGAGGAGTAAGTATGAATATTCCGTTCTTACCGGCGAATTCGAGCAACTTTTACTCAGGCCGAGGCGGAAACAGCATTAAATACATTGTGATGCATTACACGGCGAACAACGGTGACACTGCAATGAATAATGCACAGTATTTCCATAATAACAGCGTACAGGCGTCGGCGCACTATTTTGTGGACGAGAACAGTGTTGTGCAGAGCGTCCGCGATTCGGACGGTGCGTGGCACTGCGGCGGATCGTTGGAAAGCTCGCACCATCCGCTGCATGGTATCTGTATGAACAGAAATTCTCTGGGCGTGGAAATGTGTAGCGACAAGGTGAACGGTAAGTTTATTATCACTGCACAGACTGTGGATCGTACGGTCGAGCTTGTAAAAATGCTTATGGCAAAGTACAACATTGACGCAGACCACGTTATACGCCACTACGACGTAACCGGTAAAGACTGCCCGGAACCGTGGGTGCGTGATGAGAGCCAGTGGAAGTCGTTCAAGGCACGACTGACGGCCAAAGAAACTCCAAAGGAGGAAAAACCTATGACAGATAAAGAGTTTACCGCATATCTCAACCGCTATCTGGCGACCAAGGGCACACAGCAGCCGCACGACTATGCAAAGGACGCCTGGCAGGCAGCGACAGACGCCGGTATCATGGACGGCACCAAGCCGCAGAGCCCGCTGACGCGCGAACAGCTTGCGGTTATCCTGCAGCGGCTCGGCCTTCTCGGGAAGGGCGTGAAGTAAATGGGACTGGGTGCTTTTATTAAGGCAGCGGCCGGTGCTGCCAAGGCTGCCTCGGCGGCAGCTAAGGCCAGCGGCGGCTCGTCCTCGGGCAGCTCGTCTGGTTCTTCCGGTTCGAGCGGTTCTTCGTCCTCCGGCTCGTCCGGCGCGTCGATGGCGGCAACCGGCAAGGGCGGCTCGTACTCTATCGGCTCGGACAAGGGCAAGAGCTTTGTTTCGAGTGCCGCGGCAGGCTCTACCATGAAGGGCTCGGACGGCTCGACATGGACGAAGAACAGCGACGGTACGACCACGATCAGCAAGGGCGGCCAGACGTTTACCTACGGCGGCGCTTCCGGCACCGGCGGTTCGGGCGGGAGCAGCTCGGGCGGCGGCTCGTCCTCCGGCGGTGCGTATACGCCGCTCGGCTCGCACAACGACCAGACCATTAAGGACACGAGCGTTGAGGACTCCGAGCAGATGGCCGCAATCAAAAAGCGCTATGCAGAAGCACAGGCGCGCGGTGACGCTGCGGCTATGAAATCCGCCCATGCGGACGCTGAGGCGCTGCGTGCACAGTACGGCTATTCCGGCGGCTCGGACGGCTCGGACTACATCGGCAAGGGCTATGTGAGCGGCAACGTACTGGGCAAGCAGATGAGCAATCAGCTCAACAGCGGCTTTGATGCATATAAAAAGTACATGGAAGACGCTGCGGCACAGCAGCAGGCGGCGCTCAAGGCCAAGGTTGACAGCGCGGTTGCAAGTCTGAACGGTCAGAAATATGATATTATGAAGCAGACTGAGGCCAACAACGCCGCTGCGGAAAAGGCGTACATGCAGAGCATTAAGCCCGGCGGCTCGAACGCGGAAAACCTTGCGGCAAACGGCCTGCTGACAAGCGGACTTACCGAGTCCAGCCAGATCAGCGCGGGCAATGCCTATCAGAACGCACTGAACAGCAACGCCACCACGCAGACCGAGACGCTTGCCAAGATCGAGCAGGCTATCACGCAGGCACAGCTTACCGGCGATATCGAGGCCGCAAACGCGCTTGCAGACCTTTACAAGCAGATTGCCGCCAAGGGCTACGAGAATACCCAGAATATCGTTGCGGCTAATCAGTGGGGTCAGCAGTTCGGTCTTTCGCAGGCCGAGCAGACGGGTACTTACAACGGCACGCAGACGCTTGCCATGCGGCAGTATGAATTGCAGAAGCAGCAGGTGCAGCAGGAGCTTGAAGCGGGCAAGATCGACATGGAGACGGCACGCAAGCAGATTGAGTATATCAATGCGCAGATCGCTTACATGCAGGCGCAGACCACAGGTCAGAATCTTTCCAACAAATACTCGCAGTGGCAGCTTAACCAGCTTTAACTACGCCAGAAGGCGGCGATTTTCGCCGCCTTCTCTCTTTAGGAGGTTCATATGAGTTTTTACAGCGATTTCGAGAAAAAGAAAAACAAGAACAAAACGTCCGCGCTGCTGAAGGTGCCGCAGGTTGTGCCGCAGAAGCCGGCAAAGCAGGACAACAGCCGCCGTGCAACGGCGGCGCGCAACAGAGAGCAGCAGCGTGTTCAGGCGCACCAGAATGCGCAGCGGCCTGCAAGCACTTATCTGACCGGCGGCAGCACGACAAGAAGTCAGCCGTATGCGGCAAATCAGCAGCGGAACACTGTTTTTCAGCAGCGCGGGAACACACGGCAGGGCCTTTCCGGCACAGGCAGCCGGAGCACGCAGCAGAACAATGTGCGTCAGCCTGCAAGCACCTATCTGACCGGCGGCAGCGTGACAAGAAGTCAGCCGTATGCGGCAAGTCAGCAGAATCAGCTGTTTTCGGCAAAGAAGGCGGCAGAGCAGCGGCGCAATCCGCGGCAGAACGTATCTACAGCCACTAAGAGCAGCGGAGACGGCAACCCGACGCTGACGCAGTTTCTCAAGAACTCCATGGACTGGCACAGGACCAACGATCAGAACAGGAAGGCACAGCTGCACGCGCAGAACGACGCCTTGCGGCGCAAGCTGGGATACGAGTACAATCCGCAGACCGGTGCCTCTTTTGATAAGTACGGGCACGAAATGACCGTCGGTGTGCGCATGGCCTACAACAGCACGCCGACCGAACGGCTGAATCAGGCAACTAAGCTGCTGCATACTTCCGGCGTGATGGGTAAGACAGACAAGGCAACCGTCTACCCGACCGCTATGCAGACGGCGCAGGGACTGGATGAGGACTATTTCAGCGGCCAGACAGGCTACAATGCACACAAGACGATGCATGACCTGTTTAACCGTTCGGATGAGACATGGAGCAGCGAGGACACACAGAGCCGCGACAGGGCGCGCAAAGAGCTTTCCAATGAGATGAGCCGCATTATGAAGCGGTACGGCCTTACCTATCAGCCGCGCGACAACGCGGATGATATCATGAACCGGCTGAAAGCCGCCGGTGCGGACGAGCAGACGCTTGCCTATGTTCAGGAAAACATTGACCTGCGGCACGCGGCGGACCGTCTCGGCAACGGCATGGAGGCAGTTGGCAAGCGGTGGATCGCTTCGCTGCCGTCTCTCGTGGACACCTCGCGTCAGGTGAGTGCGAATGTGGAGGAGAGCCGCCAGAACGAGGAATACCGTCAGCTTGAGGAGCAGGAGCAGACACTTGAACTCACCCTACAGAGCATGAACAGCACAGCAGCAGACGGCTCGGTTCCGGCAGATTATCAGGCAATGTACGATCAGCTGCAGGAGGTCCGCAAGCGCAAGAACGAGCTGACCGTAAACAAAGGCGTAGATCCGAACAAATGGTCTCAGCGCATGCTGCGCGAGGCGAACGAGGCACAGGCAAACGCCGAGGCCGGTTTAGCGCCTGCGCCGCGCTGGCTGACCGAACAGGGCATTTCCCTTGCGGGCAATGCGCCTGTGATGGCGGCAAGTGCGATTCCGGTCGTCGGTCCGGCGGTCGGCTCGATCATGATGGGCGGCCAGGCGGCCGGTCAGCGCTCGTTTGAACTGAATGAGCAGGGCAAGGGTGCGCGGGAGTCGCTGACGCGCGGTTTGACATCGGGTGCGATCGAGGCGGCAACCGAAAGACTGCCACTCGGTCAGATGAGCAAGATCCTCCATTCCGGCGGCACAAATGCTGTGAAGAATATTCTGCGGCAGATGGGTACTGAAGCGACAGAGGAAAGCGCAAGCTATTTCATGAACTATGTTGCGGATCTGGCGGCAAACGATCCGGACGCAAAGTTCAGTCTGCAGGAGCTTGCCCAGAGCGCCGCAGGCGGCGCGTTCGGCGGCTTGGTGTTTGGTGCGGCGGGCGCGTTGGGCGCTAAAACGGCTGACGAGGGCGCGACAAAGGCAGCGAATGCGTATGACTACGAGCGCAATCAGGCGCAGCAGCTTGTACAGCTCGACAGAGAGCTGCAGGCGGCGCTTAAGCTGCCGGAAGGACCGATCAGGGAACGTGCGGTGCAGACCGCGCAGAACAAGATGGCCGACAAGATTTCCGGCCTTATGACGCAGCAGGCCGCGCAGAATGCGGAGCTTACGGCGAATTATGACGCGGATCTCGATAACCGCATGAGCCTTGAGCAGCGCGCGCAGGCGGCGGAATACCTCAACCAGCGCACCGGACAGGTGGACGCATGGCAGGACGGCCAGACAAAGCCTCGCCTCGGTACGGAGACCGAACAGCGTGCGGAAAGCAGCTACCGGACACCGGAAGAAGAATACGCGCTGCAGAGCCAGCTTGCAAAGCATTTCGCGGAGGAACAGCAGGCGGAGACTGGCGGGGTGTATGATAAGGCTACGGTACAGCAGGCTGATGCAGCACAGCACAGGACGCTGAACGAGGTGATTTCCTCGAATCATGATACGATTGCGCAGACGGGCGTTTTAGCCAAAATGACCGGAGATGAATTTCAGGTTGATAGGCATAAACTCATCGACAAGGTAACGGATTTCTTCAATTCTATCGGCAACAAGGTTTCTCGTATTGGCTTTGGTGAGGTTACTTTGAATCGCAGCGGTGCGCGTGACAGCATTTCTCATGGCATGGGCCGCAACAAGGCGATTGCATTCTCGGCGGTTCCGGAAGTTATTGAAAACGGAGTAATCATTGACACGCAGAGCAACTGGAAAGGCCGCGGATATGATACCGTAACCTTTGGCGGTCAGGTGCAAATCGGTGAGCAGGTGTACGATATGGGTGTTATCGTAAAGAAATATGATAATGCCGATATGGCAAGCAAATATTATCTGCATGAAGTAGTTTTAACAAATGAAAAAGGCGAAACCATGTCGTTCAAGACTGGGACCCGTGAAGGCTACCCCAGCGACACAGTTTCGCCTGACGGAAGTGATATCCCTTCCGTTGATAATAGTATACGCCAGAATGTAGGAAATAGCAATACTTCCGACACAAATATTCCGCTCTCCGATGCGATGCAGTACGGCAGGACGCCGGAACAGGCGGTGATGGAGGCGCGGGCGAAGGCTGAGGGCGAGAAGGTACGGCAGGCAAGAGAGGAACAGGCGGCGGCAGAACAGCAGGAACGCCTTGATCGCATCACCAACGGCAAGAGCCGCGACATTATGCAGCGTGTATACGAGGCACAGGAGCGCGCGGAACGCGTGGCAAGCCGCCATGCGCTGGAACGCGCAACGACCCGCGCGACAGCTTCAGACGCGGACAGCTACATTGACCATACGCAAGAGGATATTGCAATCGACCTTGTGAACAGCCTGGAAAGTGAACGCCGCTTTTTAACCAACCTGCGCAACGGCTGGCATTTGAGCGACGCCGAACTGGTAAATGCGGAACGCATGGCGGCGGGACGCGGTCCTGTAACCGAGATGGACAGCCACCGCTACGAACTGGTAGAGACCTACGCCCGCGCTATGCGGCAGTACAACGAGGATATGCAGCCGTATTACGCATTTCAGCGCGGCCTTGATGATGCACGCCTGAGACGCGCAACCGAACTTATCAAGGATTCGGACAACTGGAAGGATTCACGCGGCAACCTCGGTTTGCAGATCCACACGCCGGAGCGCGTGCTGCGCAAGGTTATGGGCGATACCGCCGAAACAGAAGCTATTTATCAGGCATATTTCGCACCGGTACTCAAGCATGACGCAGAGGCTATCCGCTGGGAGAATACCCAGCGCGAACGGCTGAAAGGCATTATGGAGGGCCTGTCGCACGAGGACAGTGTGTATATGCACATGAAGAACCGTGCAGAACTCTCTCCGAAGAACGAAGCCATGCAGAAGCAGCTTGCGGATTATGTGAAGGAGAACAAGAGCAAAATCCATTTTAAGCAGGCAGAGAGTGCTATGCAGAAGCTGTATGAAATGACAAGCGAAATGCATCCGCAGGTCAGCGAGGCCGGTGTGCGCAACGGCTATGCGCCGCTGGAATTTCGACAGAAATACATCCCGAGCCTTACACCGACCAAGGAAGGCAAGTGGTACAACCGCATTCTGCGTAAGGTGGGCGTGGAAACCATGGTGGACGAGCTGCCGACCGAGATCGCGGGACGAACCGAAGACCGCAGACCGGGCAGACAGTACGCCGGATTCTACAACCAGCGCGAGGGCATCAACACCGAGTTTGACGCATTTAAGGCGATGGATAACTATATCAGCGGCGCGAGCAACGCTATTTTCCACACGGATGATATTCAGAACCTGCGTGTACTGGAGGACGCTATTCGCAGCAAATACAGCGATGAAGGCAGCCGTGCGGAACTTGAAGCCATCCGCAAAGACCCGGATATCAATATTGAGGACAAGGAACAGAAGATCAGCAAGATTTGGGAACGCAACTCCGGCACGCTGCCGAGCTTCCCGAGCTGGATCGCGGAGTACACCAACATTCTGGCAGGCAAGAAATCCCGCACAGACCGCAGCGCGGAACAGATGTTCGGACGCGGCCTGTACCGCGCTATGAGTGATGTTGAGGGCAAGGTTGCGGCAAACATGGTAGGCGGCAACCTCTCGACCGCGATCTCTAACTTTATTCCGCTGGCCCAGGGTTCGGGCGAGGTACGTTATTCGAGCATGATGCGTGCAATGCTGGATTACGGCGCAGACCTCGCCAAAAAAAATCCGGCATTTCATGAGGATTCGGACTTCCTGACCAATCGCCGGGGCAGCGAACGTGTTATCAAGACGAAACTGCAGAAAGCCTCGGATGCGGCCGGGTGGACGATGAACGCAATCGACAATCTATCCAGCGAGGTGATGGTGCGCGCACGCTATCTGGACAATGTGGAAAAGCGGCATATGAGCACCGAGGCGGCGCTGCAGGAGGCTGACCGTTGGGCGGCGGGACTGATCGGCGACCGCGCAAGAGGTGCAAAGCCGGTTATCATGGAGTCCAAGTCGCCGCTCATCAAGGCGTTCACCATGTTCCAGCTTGAGGTTATGAACCAGTATGACCACCTGTTCGGCGATATTCCGCACAACCTGCGGGGTCAGGGCAAGAGCAAGGCGCAGATCGCGGCAGGCACAGCGGCAGCGCTGCTGCAGGTATTCGTTATGTCCCACCTGTTCAACGATGCACGCGAAAAGCTGACCGGTTCGCGCGGTGCGTTCGACCCAATCGAGATGGTGAACGACTTTGTAGGCCGCCTGACCGGCTACGCACTGCCGAACACCTTTGATCTGCTGGGCGAAATGATGGGAGACGGTATTGACGGGGATGATTTCCGTGCGGAAAAGTCGGAAACGGCATGGGACAACGTAAAGAAGACAGCACAGGATATTGCATCCAACGTTCCGTTTGCTTCCGGTCCGCTCGGTGCGGTATTCGGCGCGGGCAACTCTCGTCTGCCAATCCAGTCCGTTATCCCGAACATTGACAACATCATGACCGCGCAGGGCGAGGACGCGCGCAGCATGGCAATGATTAAGGAGCTGAGCAAGCCGGTTTACGGCTTCCTGCTGCCGTTCGGCGGCCTGCAGGCGAAAAAGACCGTGGAGGGCGCGGCAACTATGTTTGCGGGCGGCAGCTACTCGTATGACAAGAAGGGCGAGAAAATCCTGCAGTTCCCAACCTACGGGCAGAAACCGGAAGACTGGGCACAGGCGATTCTGTTCGGCAAGAGCTCCAGCGATGAGGCCCGCGCATGGCGCGAGAGCGGCTATGAAACCTTGAATGCGGAGGAAACCAAGGTATTTGACACGCTTTCCAAGAGCGCAGACAACGATCCGGAAGCGCGCAAAAACATTTACGATGCGATCGTGGCGCTGCATGATGTGCAGTCCGACACGGACGAGAACGGTCAGCTGCTCGACAACGAAGGCGAGAAAAAGCGCCGCATGCTGTTTGAGAACGACAAGCTGACACAGAGCCAGAAAACCGCCATCGACCGCGATATCATCGTTAATACAGTGGGCGGCTCGGCTGCGGATTACTCCGACCGGACTTCGTTCGAGATCAGCACCGAGGTACGCAAGAAGATGCAGGGCGCGGCTCACAAGGCGGCAGACGCCGGTCTTGCAGTAAGCACGTTTGCCAAGTATGACAATACGCTGAAGGAATTGACCGAGGGCACGGACGAAAACGGCGAGAAGCTGCACACGGCGGACGAGGCACGCGGTATGGTATTGGATGCTATCCGGCAGGACAGCAGCCTGACGGACGGCGAGAAGCAGACCCTTGCGGATTACCTGCTTGTTTCTTCCATGAGCGAAAAGGCGCGTGAGACGTGGAACGATGAAGTTAAGGGCAAGGTAAATGCAAGCGATTATGTACGGTTTAAGTCGGACGTAGCGGCGTATGAAGCGGAATTCGAGGGTACAGGCGCGGATCATGCCGCAAATGTGGCTAATATTCTGAACAGCTACACGAACCTGACGGATGAACAGAAATCCGTACTCATGAACACCTACAACGACACGGCAAAGAATGACGTATTCCATATTTCGAGTTACGAGCAGGCACTGGCGGACAACAGCTATTACAAGTCGCTGAACGACAGCGAAAAGAGCAAGCTGCGGGCATACTGCAACGAGTATGAGCAGGCAATCAGTGCGGGCAAGGAGCTTTCCGGCTGGAAGGCCAAGGCTTACATGGCGAAGGAGGCCGGTATCCAGCCGGGCACCTATGCACTGTTCCAGACGGCGCTTTCGCTTATCAATTCGGATGGCGGCAACGCCAAAAACGAGGAAATCACGCAGGCCGTTAAGTTGGTGCCCGGCCTGACGAATAGCCAGAAGGCTTACTTGTGGCAGGCGGCGTACGGCAAAGAATCGACCAAGAGCAATCCGTGGGGCGGTGCGACCGTGACGAAGTATCAGAAGGGCGAGAACAAAGCAGTAAATCCAGTGGATGGCGGTACGCTGTCCGACGGGTTCGGCTGGCGCACTGCGCCGACTACAGGTGCATCGAACAATCACAAAGCAATTGATATTGCCGCACCGCAGGGAACACCGGTAAAGGCGGCTATGAGCGGCAAAATCGTTGGAATGAATAAATACGGCTACGGCAAAGACGAGTATGAGGGATACGGCGTATCGGTTACGGTTGACTGCGGAAACGGTATTACTATGGCATATCACCACATGGTTGACGGCAGCAATGCCAACCTGAACATCGGTGACGAAGTAAAGGCCGGTCAGCAGATCGGTCAGGTTGGTTCGACCGGTATTTCTACCGGCCCGCATCTGGATTTCCAGGTGGTCAAGGACGGCAAGTATGTTGACCCGAGAAATTATATTCCCGGTTATGGCGAGGGCACTTCTGAGACGATCTCGGCGGCACAGGCGGCTGTGGCGGCAAGTTCCGGCAAGAAGAGCGGAAAGAGTCATAAGAGCGGCGGCTCGGGGAAGTCGGGCGGAAGCAGTTCGAGCGGACTTAAGACCTTCGATCAACTGGATACTATGGATAAGCTGGGATTCTGAGGTATGGGAAAAGGGTGAGCGAGGCTCACCCTTTTCTGTATGAGAATATATTGACAAGGACAGAATAAACATATATTATTAGGGTGAACGGAGGGAGAAATATGGAACAGAACAAAGTGAAATTCAAATATATATTTGACCCTGCATACAACCCGAAGTATGCAAACGGCGCTTTTGGTAATATTACGCCGCATGGTGAAGTGGCGTTGAACTTCTATTTTGAAAGAAGCGCATTGCCGTATGAGCAGGAATTTGCACTTGATGAAGATGGCGTGCTGGGCGAGTGCGTAAGAGAAAATCCAGAAGAAATGAGCTATGTTCGTTATGTGCAGAACGGCTTGATTTTGAGTAAAGAAGATGCACGAGGTATCGCAAATTGGCTCCTGAGTCTGGTAGATGGAGAAAGCGAGGCAGAGTGATATGACTGCAACTTGCATGAATGGTATATATACTGCACCCTACACTTCATTTTACGCACAGCCGGGAGATAAGATTGCCAGAAAGCTGTCTTTCTTCCAGAGAGCAATCAAACTGCCAACGGAATATACTGCGCTGCGTAAAGACGGATACCATGTAAGATTTAAGCAGACGCAGAAAATTGCATGGGAAAAAGCGGAAGATGATTATGTATCGTTAAGTTTTGAACCGCTCAATGTTCATGCAGTGGGCGAAAACCGTAAGGAAACGATTCAAGAGTTTTGGGATGAGCTTGCGTTTGTATGGCGTAATTACGCGCTTGCAGATGACAGCGAACTGACACAGGATGCAATCGAACTGAAGCACCGCGCGCAGGAATATTTAGCGGAGGAATGAGCGGAAAGTGAAACCATTAAAAACAGATAAGATAAAAAGCAGTCTGGTTAAAAAGGGATTTTCCGCAGAAAATGGCGACCACAAGTATTATACACTTTATTGTAATGGCAAGAAAACGCAGATATTTACCAAGGTCAGTCATGGTAAACCTGAGGTTGGAGAACCGTTGCTTGGAATGATGGCAAGACAGGTCAGGCTAAACAAAGACAAATTTGCTGATCTCATCAACTGCCCTTTGAGTAAGGAAGAATATATGCAGATGATGAAAGACCAGGGATATGTGAAAGAAGGGTGAGCGGTGGCTCACCCTTTTGCTTTTAGAGAGGAGTGCCCGAAACGGGAGGGACCGCTTTGAGGTGGGTCGGGAAACGCGACCCACCGGTACTTCTCGTTTGGATAGGTAGGGGGGTGCGAAACGCACCCCCCTACATTTGTTAGATTTTTTTGAAATAGCACTTGATTTTTTGTGTTACCATGATATAATAAATGTGTAACCAGAAAGTGAGGTGAAACAATGTCGCCAAGGACGGGTAGACCTCCGTCTTTGAATCCGAGAAGAAACGATACTCGCATCCGAATGACTGATGAAGAAGTTGCAATGCTGGAAACGTGCTGCGAAGCACTCGGCAAAACGAAAGCAGATGTTATTCGTTTAGGTATCAAGAAGGTCTACGAAGAAATAAAAAAATAGAAACAGCCCGTCACCGTGGAAAGTATCGGACTGTTTCACAACTACCAAAACACGAGGTTTTGATAAATCTATTGTATATCAAATCCTTCGTGTTTGCAAGAAAGAACGGAGGATTTTTATGAAATACGATTTGAGCAAGCTGTACTGGGACTACATTCAGGAGGACGAGAGCACGGCTTTCCGCAATGAGTTCTGGGCGAATCCGGTCAATGCGGAAATTCAGAAACAGATGGAGCCGATCTTTAAGAACCGCGATATTTCGGACGTTGTAAGCAATTACGAAGCTTGTGCAGAAGAATTCGGTTTCCTGACCGGTTTTCAGCTTGCGGTGAACCTGCTGTCCGGCGGCCTCGGCGCACGCGCTCCCAAGGTGGAGGTGCAGGCATGAACAGTAATCTGCTGACGGTATCCAACAACGAGTTTGGCAAGTTGGATATTTTAATTGAGAACGGAAAGGAACTTTTTCCAGCTGTAGAGTGTGCGAAAGTGCTGGGATATAACAATCCGCGTGATGCAATTGGTCGGCATTGCCGGTACGTCGGGAAACACGACGTACCTCATCCGCAGAATCCGAGAAAAACGATTACGGTGAGTTTTATTCCTGAGGGTGACCTCTGGCGCCTTATCATCCGCTCTCGTCTGCCTGCCGCGCAGAAGTTTGAGAAGTGGCTGTTTGATGAGGTTCTGCCTGAGCTGCGCCGCACCGGCGGCTACCGCACAAAGCCTGCCGCCGACCTGCCGCACCAGTGGATGGGGCGCGGGTGTATCCGCATTGATGATGCTGCAAAGGTGCTTGGCGTGAAGAAGGATAAGATTCGCGAGTTGCTGAACAAGCGCAAGACGGTTTACCGCAACGGCGTGGACTGGGAAACGCTGCATGGGTATGAGGTGGACGAGTACAAGTTTTACAACCGTGTGCCTACGGCGGCAAAGGGCATTTGCATTGTGTATGACAGCGGTATGACAAAACTGCGGTGGGAGCTGCTGGGCGAGGGTTCGCCCGATATGGCGCTACCGGCTGCCGCTGAGGTGCCGCTACTGCCCGCAGCAGTGCAGGAGGAGAATGAACAGCTTCGGTTCGCGCTGGAGGAGATCGGAAAGATTGCAGGAAAACTGGGGAAGTGA